GGGAGCCTGAGGTCATCATCACCATGCCGCGGACCAGCTTGACGGTGCCGCCGCTGAAAGAATCGTTGTCGGTGAAGACAGCCGGGCCGAAGGCCTCAGCCGCCTGCAGCGTGTGCTGCGCGACCAGGAACTGTACCACTCCGAGGTGGCGGTTGTCGCCAGGCGCGGCCGGCGAGATGCCATCGAGGTGGAAGCCAGCATTCTTGGTCCTGCCAGTCTCCTGGGTGCGAGAGATGTCCGACGTCGTCGTGTTGGACCCAGCGCCCAAGATCCTCATGAAGGTCAGGGCCTGCCGGTTCAGCAGGAAGTAGTAGGCTGCGTACGGACCGAACCTCTTCGGGTCCAGTGTACCAAATGTGGCTGCGAACTGGTCGAAGTTACCGACCGTGACCGGCACGAATGCCGGACCCCTGTTCGCTGTGCCGATGACCCCCGCCGGGACGCCGACGGGGCCCTGCGGTGCAGGGGCCGAGAGGTCGATCTCCCGATCGAAAAAGTTGGGGGACAAAAAGGTCTGCTGCGGCATTACCGTGCTCCTCTAGCGGTTGTGGAATCGCTAGCATAACTATGCGGCTACACGGGTGAAAGCCCAGTGACGGTCAGTCCTCGACAACGACGATAGTCAAGCCCCCAAGCGATGCGTCCGAAGCGGACAAAACCGCCTCTCCTGTGAATGGGTTGGTGTTGACGACCTTCACCAGTCGGGTCACCAAGTTGCCATTCTTGTCGTAGCCGGTCACCTTCTTGAACTGCCCAGGCTTGGTTCCTCGAGGAAGAGATCCCAAAGCCGGATCATCGGGGTTGGTGGTTCCCGCAGCCTCGTTCGGATAAAGTCGGGTCGCTGAGGTGTAGCGTTGGTCACGGCGACGGCTCGGATTATCGTCGTTGGCATTGGTGGGCAGAGTCGGGTCGTCTGCACCCAAGAAGGGATCATCAACCCCATCGCCCCCACTCTCAGCCTCCACACCAGTGGGCACACCGGTCGTGAACTCGATCGTTGGGCTCGACAGGTACCGCTTCAAAGGAACGGGCGCGCCCGGGACGCCCGTCGCGAGGATGTAGCCCGGGACCTTGATGACGAACTTGTACTTGACAACCCGCTCCTCTTGGGAGAAGTCGTCGGTATTCTGGTCCGCTGAGTACAGGTTACCGTCAACATTGGCTAGGAACCAGTAACCCTTCGGGGTGTTCAAGCGCCAGACGTTGCCCTGTGGCAAGAACGAAGCAATCAGGCCTTCGATCATCTGGGTCATGTGGGTAGTGTACTGGGCCCACAGGGTGATGTCATACTGGGCAGTGAAGAACTGCGGGGCAGGCACCACAATCGTCTCCCAGATGTTGTTCTTCCGGTCTGGGATCAGCAAGCCACCCTGCTGCACCTGTGGATCATTGGCGAGCTCGCCGACCTCACGCAAGGTCGTCAGCTGCATCGGATCAGCACCTGGTGGGTTGACTGCCAGGTTCTGCTGGTGCGGAACCAACAGCCTGTTGATCAGGGCCTGGTAGTCGCGGTCAGTCCTGTCCAGCTTCCGCTTGATGATGATCTCACCAGTTTGCTGGTTGATACCGCGGCCCGTGATGTCCTGGATCGGGTCCTGGATGATGTTGGTCCGGACGATAGTGACGATCGGAAGGATCAGGGCACCATTGCGGTCCTTGATGGCACGCATCCGCTTGGCCAGCGCCCACTTCTCGCCCGCGGCCATGATGACTGGGACCCGGTGAAGCTCAGAGTCAGGTTGGTCTCCACCCACCGTCAGGGGAATGTCGCTATTGAACAGGTCAAACAGTGCCTTGTCCACGTCCCTGATGCCGACGGACGGGATCGTCAGCTGACCCGGCGTCGACGGCGACTGGTAGCCCGACGGCAGCGGCGATTGGCCGAACCGACTCTTGGAAAACGTCTGTGCGTTATACCGCGTAGGCATCAGTCGTCCTCATCATAGAATGAACTGTCTCCAGGGAACTCTCCACCCTTCGGCGAAGTTTCCTTGGCACCGGTGATGGGCTTGCCCAACACATCGTCAGTCTGCAGGTCACGGATGTCACCCGTCGGCTGTCCCTTCTCATCCAGCTTCTCACCACGCTGCTGGTGAAACTCGACCTGAACCGCATCAGGTTCGGGGCGGGACACGTCGGTGGGTCCGAGGGTGAGGGCCTTGAACTGCGTCTCACGGGCCTTGGTGCCGATCAGCTTGACGCCGTCCTTGTGCTCAGGCATGCCGTAGATGTTCCGCATGAACACCCTCTCAGTCACCTCGTAGAAGACGTCTGAAAAGGAGAAGAAGTCGCCGATAGAGGGCTGAATGTTCTTGTCAACCAAGTCACGCCACTGCAAGTAGACCTCAATCTTGAACTGTGGGTCGACGCCAAACTGCGAGGTCTTGGTGTCAGCCTGAAAGTGGGTGTCGACCAGGCAGTCCAACAGGATGGGCCCGTCAAACACCTTCCTGACGGCCTCATTGTAGATCTCATCCGTCCGAGTCTTGTTCTCGTTGATGGAGTAGTAGTAGATCTTCTGTCCGACGACATCCTTAATCAGCTCCTTAGTGATGTCGCTGATGAAGTTGAATTCGCGGGGTGTGAGGTACAGGCGTCCCATGCTTCAACCCATGATGATGGCTTTGCCACCAGGCGGGGGCACGAGGCGCAGCAGCTTCTGCATCGCCTCACCGATCGCCGCCTGTGACTCAAGCAGCTTCTGGTTGGTCAACTGGTCTAGGAACTCTTGCAGCTGGGTCTTCAGCCTGTCCTGGTCTTCACGGCCTTCTGTCCGCAGCGCCTCACCGTTGAGCTCTAGGTCAGCATTGGGGATGGGCACGACACGGAACTTGCTGCGGTTGATGCCCAGCAGTTCCCGACACAAGGCCAGCGTGTACTGCCTGATCCACTGCCGACCAGGCTGAGTGATGGTGCTGTAAGGCAGGATGCTGAATGGCACGTTCTCGGGTCCCGAGATGCCGTAGATCGAGTCATCCTGGAAGTCTGGTGCGAAGATGCCTGTGGGCGGCATCACACGGACATAGAGATTGCCGGCGCCACCAGTGATCGGATCCGTGAATTCGAATGACTGCGGGATCGGGTACAGCCTGATGTTGCTGCCAATGATCTGATATGAGTAATTGCTGCGGCGAACACGGAACGCCTCTTTCAGCATGCCCCGGCGCAATACGTCCTCAAAGACCGGCAGCACGTAGAAGACAGTGCTGTTGACGTATGACTCGTAGTTGAAGTTGGTGGCAAGGAAATTGGTGATGTTCGATGCATTGAGCAGGAAGCTCTGAGCGGCGATAGGCTCAAAGTGGAAGACTTCCGCAATGCGGTACTTGCCCCTGCTGCCGGTGGGCAGGGTGTCCTGCAGCTTCTGGGAGGGATCAGTTGCTGACCGCAGGTCGTACATGTTGTAGTCCTGCTTCCCTGGAATGATGGGAATTGTGCCCAGGACAGTATCATAGCTACCACCCACCATTGCTGCCATGGCATAGGCATCCGCCATCCGCAGCAAGAAGTCTAGATTGCGCTGCGGGTACTTGTTGGTCATGTCGGTCGACCCGGTGGGTTGTCCCAATACGTTGGCCAGCTCGCTGACGATCTTCAACTCTTGGACCTTGCGAGCATACTCCAGGCACGCCTCCTCAAAACAGGTCCAAATCTCCTTCTTTGTCAGCTCCACACTGAGGACGTCGTCACCTAGCTTCCGCTTGACGAAGGTCACCATTCCATCGGCCTCGGTCTGAAAGACCGGGTCGGTGTCGAAGAAGCCGAACGATGTCGGTTGCAGGGTCTGTGCAAAGTTCGCCATGGTCGCTCGACTCTAACTATGGAGAGGCAGATCGGCCTAGTTAAGCAGCGATGCCGAACACGCCCTATATGGGAATGACCCTACCGATCGTCGGGGTGACACCTGGCGGCGGAGCAGGCACTGCCTGGGGTCCTCTTTTGACCCAGTCGTTGGATCAGGTCGATGCCCACAACCACAGCCCAGGTAGCGGCGCACCCCTGCAGCTAACTGCGCCGCAATTCGTGGTCCTCGGCGACTTGGGCTTCGGCGGTCACAATCTCTTCAGCATCCAGAACATCACAGCCTCAGGCACCCTGCAGGGTGCAATCGTGTCGGGTTCGTTCACAGGCAGCCTGACACAGGTTGGGCCGGGCCTAGCTTACCTGATTCCGCAAGGCGGAGTGACTATCACCACCAACTCGTTGGGACAGATCATCATCAGCAGCTCTGCTGGACAGGTCACCGACATCACAGGCACTGGTGGATCGACGGTTTCCAGCACCCTCACTGACTACACCGTTTCCTCCAGCATTGGCGCCGACAAATTCGGAGCCTATCTGCTACTCAGCGCTAGCGCTAACGACACGATTGCCCGCATCTTCACGCTGTCGTCCGGTTCAGGTCCCGTTGCCCTCTTCTTCACTGATGGCGGTGCGGGCGGCAACTTTGCCCTGGGTGTCAAGGCATACCCTGTCTTTCTCGATCAGGTCAATAAAGCCTACACCACGGCCAGCGTCACTGTCTACGGCGGCATCACCGGCTCGATTACGCAGTTGCCTAGTGGTCAAGGCGCCTTCATTGTCGGTACCGGCAGCGTTGGAGTCAGCACCGGGTCTTTGGGCCAGGTCATTGCCAGCGGCTCCATCCCAACGGCCTACCAGATCGGGTTTGTCCCGCTAACGGGAAGCAACTGGAACCCTGTACCAACAACGACGGGCCAGGCCCTCAACCTGTTGGCGGCTCCAAATGCTACGTCGTCGATTGCAGTATCACAGTCGGCGGTTGTCACCGCATCGGTGAGCATCGCTACCAACTTTGCCAAGAACAAGAGTGGCGTCGTTAGCCTCAGCGCCTTCCTGGTCGTCAATCCGAACTCAACTGTCACCGGCAGCGGTCAGTTCTTCCGCGACACTACGCCGATTGGCCCGTCGCAGCAACTATCGATGGCATCACAGGTGACCCAGAACTTCGGCTTCAGCTGGCTCGACACCTTGCCTGACAACGTGCTCCACGCCTACAGCTTCCAGGTCTCAGGTTCAACTGGCACCCTGACTGTCCTCGCTGGCCAGGGCAGCATCGTTGTCCGCGAACTGAGCTGATTACTTCTTGCTCTTGCGGTTCGTCTTGACGAACTGCTGTGCCAGCTCGCGGATCAGGTCCTCAGCGGCGCCCTCATCGAGCTC